GATAGATGAAGCAACCAGGGATATCATCAGCACAATGAGGAAAGCCCGGTCATGAGTGACCTTGATATCGCAACCGAACTGGCAATATCAGGTATCCTGTCTGAGCTGGTAGACCGGATGAGAGAACGGATATCGGAGACCGTTGCACAGTCAGCGTTCTATGGTATCATCCAGGCACAGCGGGAATTGAAACTCCCTATCAACCCGGCAGCCGCAAAACAACCTGCTCTTACCTACGCACAGCGGTATCAGGATGAACTGAACCGTGGCGGGACCACCATTAACGGAGAGTTCATTGACTGGTTCGATAAGTACAGTCCGAAAGAGAATGCAGATGCTATCTCTGACATCATCACCAGGGGTATGAGAGAAGGGAAACCATTAGGGAGATGGGAATACAGGGGGATGGATGGAATATACCCGTCTGATACCGTTGCTGATGATATCATGAAACATATGGGACAGCAGTACAAGTCCGGGGCTTCACGTATTGCACGTACTGAGGTTGTCAGAACATTGAACGAAAACTCATTGGACCGGTACAAGGCGTCACAGGTCACTCATGTCATGGTCAGGGATGGATGCGGGTGTGCCGTTTGTGCAGAGATAAACGGGTCCATATGGACTATAGAAGAATCGTATTTGAAAACACTCGAGCACCCAAATTGCAGGAGAAGTTTTACCCCAATCGTGCCAGGGTTCCCGTTACCGGAACAGATGGCCGCATCACCCATGCCTGAAAATGACCCTGGTAGCAATTACTATATTCCGAAAGATAAAAAGACGCCGAAACTGAAGAAAGAGTCAAAACCAGAACCAAAGAAAGATGCCAAACCAAAGACTCCAAAGACTATCCAGAAACCAGAGCCGAAGTCTGTTCAGAACAGGATTGTAGAATTTGCAGGGAAACACCAGCATTCAAAAGACGAACACGTTGAAATTTATCGTGCAGATGGAACTGTTTTACTGAAACAAAAGGGGTCTGAAGATAAAGTTTCGATCAAACCCGATGCAAAATACAAAGATGCGATATCAATACACAACCATCCCCAACGTGGATGTCCAGGGTTATCACCGGACGATGTTCATGCTGCAATTGTTATGGATTTGAAAGAGACTATCACCGTTGATGCAAAGGGAGTCATGTACAGACTCCAAAGACCTGAAACGGGGTGGCCGGATTTGTCGAAAGATGATATTCAGGCATCATGGGATTCAGTTGTCACAAAATTAAAAACGGATGGGAACTATCGAAACGAATGTAGAGAATATTTCAAAACGTTTAAGGATAAGAATGATTGGGATAGTGCAATCGGAGTATATCATACTGATGAAATGTTAAAAGCACTCGGATTAAAGGGACGGTTCTGATGTCAGATGAAGAAATAACACTCGACGGAGAGGGGTTTTACAACGACCGATATTGGATGACCCATTCCTGTATCGTGTGCAAACACTTTAACCCGTTTTTTGAAGCGGATTCATGTAAAGCATTCCCGCATGGTATTCCCAAAAAGATTCTTGAAGGAAAGGTGATTCATGATAAACCATATGAAGGGGATGGTGGAATACAGTTCGAGTTAATGGGAGAGGATTAATGCCGAAAGGACAGCCACTTGACCCACAAACCAAAGCAACTATCCGAAGAATGTCTGAAACCTGTTCCAAGAACGGCATTGCCCGGAAACTTGGGATAAGTCGTATAACAGTTATCAGAGTGTTGAAAAACGAATAACCATTTTGTTGATGATAACAAGATGGTTCCTATTTTTGATGAGGTCCGAATGCAGATATCTCTTTTGTGATATCGTTCAGACATTCCAGGCATTCGGAATAACTGAATACATCACCCATTATTGCGACTTTATACCGGATGTAATCGAGAACATCTGCCGGGTGAATGAGAACGACATCATCAACAATGGAATAGGTGAACCAGTCATCGAACTTTCCTTCCCTGTATCGGTATTGGTAGATTTCAGTCATCATATTTTACCAACCTGGATACACGTCAATGAATGCCTTCTGTTCAGACATCAGATTCATAATGGTTTCTTGCTCATCCGGGTTAATAGCCCGAATCGCGATGCTAAATTTTCCATTCTCAATGTCTGATGGTATTACATCAGTGACATGAGCAACTACAACCCCCTCATGTATGATAGGTTTACCTATCAGTCTCTGTTTCAGTTCATCCATTCCGGCACGAGTTATTGTCATCATCGTTTCACTCCAAACACAGACGGGTCAGACGTGTTATGCAGTACCCCCCGCTTCGTCACTTTCATAGTCTCAAAGCTATCATGAGAACAGATAGTTATCTGGATATGTGCAGGTTTTACTATCTGTCTACATCGTCTCCGGTATAGGTCAGGGTGTTTCATCATTTGCACATCCAGGGATAATAATAAAACATCGGCCCGCAGTGCAACCCAGCGCGAATGCTCCAAAGAACTGACCCGATGGCAATGATTCCGATTAGTATCACGAGTATCCAGCGGGTAAGGTTCTCTGTTGTTTCGTTCATATTGTGAACCTCAAATCCATATCGGCTGCATTCTGGCGCTGCATTTTACGATGGAATTCTTCAGAACGTTTGAGCGTTTCGGGGTCGCTCATGATTAATTCTATCCTACGTTTATAGTCATCGAGTTCCGATTTATTCATCCTTAACCCATCTCCCTTTTTCAAAATGGCCCATTATTCACCTATAATAAATTGTTCTTCCAATGGACATTCAGACATTTCAAAAGCATCCTCGTTGTATTTATCCCACAAATCACAATCATTTCTATGCTTTGGACATTCCCAACATCGATTTATTGTTTGAGGGTATATTCTAACGTGTCTAGCCATTTCACACCGCCTCGGAGTCGATTAAATTAGATAATTTACGCTGATGATATTCAATCGTATCAATAGCATGGTTCATATTTGTTATATGGGTTCGGATTTCTTTTATTTGTGCATCTGAAAGTCTACTATTAACACTAAAATCGAACGTGTTCAGAACATTTAATCTGTCTTTGAATGCACCCATCCTCCAATTAATCATACATTTACATTCATATGCTCGTTCATCATCAGTAATCATGGTATCACCCCGGAGTCGATTAACTCTTTCAATTCTTCAGCACTTTCACGGGTATTACTCATTATTAACGTAAGGTCTGATATGTCCGAACCATCAATCTTTTTACCATTGATTTCAACCAAACACCTGAACCGTCTTTTTTCAACATGCGGGATCATTCAAACACCTGAACAGTTATCTCCGGAGCACCTGTTCGGAATTGTTTATCCTGCCAATACTTATCGTATGCTGATTTCAGCCGTTTCATCTCTTCAAACCGTTTGTTCTCATCTTTGATATATTCCAACGATTCCCAGATGAGTAAGTCAGCAAGATCCATTATCCAATACCCGGGATTCGATGAGTTCTTTGTATTCATCATCTGTCAAATGATACACACACGGAGGGAAATTCCCAACCCTGTCAATATTCAGCGAACAATACCATCCACTATAGCAACAATGGCAGGTCTCGCACAGGCGGTTGCTTCTTTCATCCATCGGGGGTATCATTCAATCCCACCGGAGTCAATCAGTTCTTTCAGTTCCATTTCGGTAATATGATACTTGCATGGATGTTTTCCATTTGCCTGGTTGTTGATGTATGCAGCCGTATAGTTGAAGAACAGGTTGTTTTTCAGATAACCCATATACTCATCTCTCCGGTCTTTCATCACAGATACGAATGACTCAAGGCGGCAATGACCCATTTCATCATCCTGGTAGAGACATTCCCCGCAGTCACGGGTAGAGCGTTCTTCCACTGGTGGTATCATCCAATCACCCCCGAATCAAACAGATTTTGATACTCATGCCTGGTCAGATGATATTTACACGGGTCTTTACTTAACCATCTCCGGTTTAAATATACCATTTTGCAAGATTTTGAACCGGGGATGAACCAGATGCAATCTTCGTATGGTCTAATTTGTCGTTCTTCCACTGGTGGAATCATACGTTTCTCATCCCTAAAATACCCGCAAACAATGAAACGACACAACCGAACGCAAACCCGAATGAAAATATGATGAGAACTTCAATCAAGTCCAACCACCACTTTATCCCATATCTTCTGAAACCCAGGATAGGTATCAGGCATCTCGAATTCAATGGACCCGTCAGACGATACAAATGTGATGGAACAAACCGCATCGCCACCATTTCCCCGTCTGGTAGATATGCAGGTAGGTATCACGGTCATTGTCAGTTCAATCTGTTTCAGCATCATTTATTCTCCATCGGTATATTACAATAGATATCCAATGTTCCAGGCATGAACCCGCCAAAATATTTACAGTCACAACAGATGTCCATTGAAATGTATTTCTGTTGTGGGGGGCAAAACACCATGCGATCAGTTGGAATTATCATCCTTTCACCATCCCCTGAACAGGACCGACATACGCGAACCAGTGGAGATATAATGCATCATCTGATACCAGGGTCGGATAAAATTCCATCATCATCTCCACAAACTGTTCAGGAGTCTCAAAACCCTCTAACAGGTGCCACGCTTCAATGTATTCTATCTCATCGTATTCAATCCCTACAATCCGGTATAATCTGTCTTTGACGATGAATGTATCACCTATCTCTCCTTTCTGCTCATCTCTGGTGGTACATATCTTCTTACCCTGCATTATCAGGGATTCCATCTCCGGTGAGAACTTGAGATTGATTAATGCCATTATTCACACTTCCCGAGGTATGGGCAGGTGGGATCAATGCAATCCCACTTGATTTTACTGATCTGTCTCATTCCATCATCGTAGGTAGTGACTTCACAGGAGCATTCACCGCACTGATTCTGAACCGTGATCATTTACTCTCCTCCAGCGGGCACCATTCAGGAGTAGGCTTTTTCGTATCGATGAGTCTGAACTTCTGCACCACGTATCCGGGTTCATTGTCTTCAGCCCAATCTATAGCGGTGCATACCCAATTCCTATCGATATACTCTTTATTCGGGCACCCCTGCCTACATCTGTTAGTCATTTCCATCTCCCGTTTAGTATCAATTCGTTGATGGTTTTGAAGATGCTGAATTCCTGACCCATAAACTCAATTACGACTGCAATCGAAGAGACATCCTCAACAACAACCTGCTCTCCGTTTTCCCGGGTGATTATGCATTGAGTGTCCACATCAATTTTCATTCTATCACCACTCTCCCTTTCTTTGGGAAACATCCAACAACCTGAAACGAAACCTTGTGATACCGGGCTGATAGAAGTATTTCATCCGATAATTCACACGTATCCAGATGCGGACAAGATTACAAACACCCACATCAACCGCATCAACCCATTCACACGTTTCGGCATGTCTTTTCATTCCCAATACCCTCTGCATGTCCAACAAATATCGCCAACTTTCACGCCACCGGTTGAATCAGGTTTTCGGTATGCTCTTGCATTCGGATGATGACACCTGAATACAGTCAGACATTCCCAATGTGGATTCTCCCGGTCAATGTTCTGCCATACATCATCATGTCTCCGGTGATA